GTTTCAAATTATCACTTGCCCAACGAATTGCACGAACATATCCATCATACAGTGCTTGCTGATTTATCGCACACCCGCCGTATGTTTCGCGAATTCGTCTATCAATTTCGGCATCTTTCGTGCATTTTCCATAGGGGGGATTCCCTATAAACAGATTAAAGTTTCTCGGATGCATTTTAAAAGCATCAACACAATGAATCTCAACGCGCTTACCGTATGTATTGCTTGTTCTTGCATATTGCTCATATCGAATTTCATATGCTGAAACATATCCAATATTATGAGATAAAAGCGATTCCAAAAACACGCCGTCTCCTGTAAACGGATCGAGTGCTTTTATGTTTTTTAATAAAACCCCGCTCTTTTTAAGTAAATCAATGGAGCTCTGTACGATAAAGTCTACCATACGTTTATCAGTGTGTGCCACTCCATAAGTTTTTGCTTCGCCTGTCATAGTGTGTTGCAGATAGAAGCTGGAAATTACCGTAACTTTCTACTCGATTCCTTCCATTTTTCCTAAAAAAGCGAGACAGCTCGTAAGCTGCCCCGCTTAACACTAAACCCCTGTTGCAGCAGTATGCGCTTTTACAAAAGCTGCAAAATGTCTTATCGGCCACCACAACGCAATGACAGCGCCGGCGATGATGCACAAAGGCAAGACGATTGCTAAAGTTTTTGCAAGAGCAGCGGACGGGATAAACGCGATGATGAGCAAGACAAATGCGCACAGTGCGATAAGCACGAGTGCAAAAATGCTGATCAATGCTTTTCCAAAACCTTTCATGCTTCCTCCTTTAGATGATAAAGATGCCGGATATGAGTCCTCCGGCGGGGACGTTTTCCTTTGTAAGGAGTTTTCCAATATGAGCGGGTACTGTCATACCGGACGAGGATGACTATACTGTAGCAAAAAAAGAGCGGTGAGGTGTTTTAACAGTGATTAAAAAAAATACTTTGACTTTTAGAGGCGATTGCGTTATGCTTCTTGTATGATGAGCAAAGGAAGACCCCCTGTATAGGAGCGAGGGAAGCGTAAGGCGAGGGCAGTCGGTTCGAATCCGGCCGCCTTTGCTCATCGTATTTTCTTCATTTCGATGATACGCTGATATTCATTACGGCCTCTATCCAGTTCGGTTGAAAGATCAAGTTCATACATCGTATCGATTTTCGGCAACATTAAAGAAACGCCTTTATGTCCCTTATTTCTCATACTCACATCGACGGCGATTTTCATATATTTACTTTCAGTTTTTTTCTTTAAGAAAATAAGCTTTTCACCGTCATAATAAATCGATGCATCAATAAGATAATCCATGATATTATACCAATCAAAAACATCGGGAGCATTGCCGGTTTCTGCGTGGCGCTTAGAGTATTTAGCGCTCTGCACTAATCCGGCTTCCAAGAAGATAAGATTTTGATTACCGATATGGATATTCTCTTTTGCGAGCGCCGCTTGTGTTTTTTGATCCAAGAAGCCGACCGGTGTTATATACTTTTTATCAAGGGTACGTGATACGGCATTATCAATAAAATCAATATGTGCAGCCTTTGCCGCACTGTTTGTCATCAGTGTTTGTACAACGGCATTAAACTGTTCCGGTATTTTATCAGATGCTTTTTTTATACACTCCGCTAAAACGGCAGTATTTCTACTTATCTTCCCTTGGTTCCAGTTAAAGCCCGGCGTAATACCTTTGGGAATACGTTCAACAGTTCCTTTACGCTCATTAAAATATGTATGGTATTCTTCAGTAGGCGCTTCGGTTTTTACCCTGAGGATTCCGCCTCCTGAGCCGTCGGCTTTCGGCGGTATTTTTATACCGTCCCGCTCATAGCGCTCCTTTCTCGGCTCCGAGATTGCCCGTGTGTAACACTTACAACCGTACCCGTTTGGCGGTAAATGATTATCCCAGAACGGATCATCTTTCGGTAAAATAAGACCGTCCCATGCAAGATGTTGTTCACGGTGCTTTTGGGCATTACCGACACGGTACATAAGATAAGGATGCAAATCGCTTGCCATCGTGCGATCATATTGAGCCTTCTGAAAAGCGCTGCGTAAATTGACGTTATAGATGGTTTTAAGCCGCCGGTCGCTTCCGAGCTGTGCATCAATTTCTGCTCCGGTAAGCAGATCGGTCATCTTCTTTTTGCCCCACCACCCCTTCTGTTGCAGTGTCGGCTTTAAATTCTTTTTAAAGTGTTCAAAGCTGTGCCCTTCTTCAAGCGCTTTTTCCACCGCCTTTTTAATATCGCTTAATACATCAAGCTGCATCGCCTTTGCAACGGTAAAGGCTGTCGCGTGTTCTTCGTTCCAGACATCCTTATACGAAAAACCGACTTTTAAATTTTTATCTTTGATGTAGTTGAGCGCATCTTCAGGGATAAGAGAATCAGGCATTGACCGCCTCCCCATGCTCACCAAAAAGATTTTGCCGTTTTTCTTTTAGCGCTTTTTCAATCCGATGTTTGGCAATAGCAAAATAATTATCGTCCAGCTCTATACCGATAAACCGACGATCGGTATTGATGCAAGCAACGCCGGTTGAAGCGCTTCCCATAAACGGATCAAGGACAAGCGCATTCTCTTGCGTAACTAACGCCATAAGCCGCTCAAGCAGCCGTGCCGGTTTTTGTGTCGGGTGCTGCATAGTATAATGTTCCCGTCCTTGCTGCATGATCGATTTTTCTACACAGCCTTCTGTAACAGCTTGCATTACTAATAAATCACGGTCTGCATTTTTCATATGTTTTGACGTTGCTATTGTATGTTTTGCTGCATACCTTTCATTGTAAAAATTGATTATTGATTTTTCACTAAATCCTTCATTGATTGCTTGCATACAGTTACATGCACGGTCTCCGCTCAACACACTTTTTCTTACGGAAATTTCGTTCTTAGACATTGTATCAATTAGCTGCCTGTCGTTACGTATTATAGACTTTTCTTTTAATTCTCCCTGTATTCCTTGAAATACACAGAGTGCACGATTATTTCTTTTTACCTTTTTAGAAAAGAGCATGTTATTGTTTTTTGTAGAGATTGTTTCATAGTAATTTCTTTCAGCTGTTTCTAAGTATGAGCGAACGGCTTCAAGGCTTTTGTTGTTACTAAAAACACTCATCAATCGTTTAATATCCGTTTTTATCGCGCCGATATCATGTCCTTTCATTTCAAGATAAGGAACGCGCACCTTATTGATTTTCCCCTTTCCTTTACAATGAATACTGATTGTTTCGTGAACACGGGAAAGCGGTAATACGGGGCTGGTTGTTTGTACCTTATTCCAGATAATCTCTTCTTTGAAAACGAAGCCTAAATCGGCAAGCAGGGTGTTCCAACGGTAAAAGGCAGTGCCCCGTCCAAACAGCACGATAAAACCGGCAGGCTTTAACACCCGCTTTACTTCGCTAAAGAATACTGCTTCATTAAAGGGAATATCGAGCTTCTGATTTTTAAGATAGCCATACGGCGGATCAGTAATAATCGAATCGATACTGCCGTCAGGGATTTTGGGCAGAAGGTCTATACAATCTCCCCGTAACAGGTTGATATTTTCAGTGAGTTCCATACTATTCATCTTCCTTATCAAAATTGGCATCACCTTCGGCACGTGCCTTAAAAAATGCGATTGCCATTGTGCGGGCTATTTTTTCAGGGCTCCAGCCGGTTACCAGCTTTTCAAGTTCCGCCTCAAAGCTCATAAAGTCGGTCGCTTTATCCGCCGCTTGTTCCAGTACTGCTGCAATATCGTCGGTAATAGCGATAAAGTCTTGCTCATTTTCTTCCGGCAATTCATCATCATCGCTTACGTAGGAAGAAACATCACTTGCATTGAGTGCAATGGAGCCGGAGAGCGCCCCGTGCGTGTTCAGTTCCGTTTGATGCGGATTCGGTGCGGTTAGTATCTCATCGTCTTTTTCAGGAGCAGAAAGCCCTAACAGCGTATGCATTTCCTGCGCTTTTACTTTTAAGCCCAGCGGTACGAGCTTCGTAACGGAATCGACAATAAGCTGTACGTTTTTCGGTTCGATGTATTTGATGCAAAGTTTCGGATAGCGTTCCTGTTCGCCGAAATTAAAATTGACATACGGGATAACAAGGTCGCGGTTTAAGGTTTGCTCAAGCTGGCGCACATCGGCTTTTAAGATATCCTGTCTGACCGTCTGCTGGTCTTGGCTGTCTCCAAGTTTGCCCGGAGTGCCTTCGGCGCTTGCTGTCTGTCCGAGTACCAGCTTTGAAAGCTGCTTATCAACCCACTCGGCAATGTCTTGATACACAGTTGCATTGCTCGCCGTTGTTTTGCTTTCGACAATATCGATGAGCATTGAATCGGGGATCACCGCGCCGACATCTGCGCCGATTGCGGCAACGGCACGCTTTAAGGTTGCAATATCTTCTTTTGTTGCCTTGCGTCCGTATTTACCGATTCTCACCGGATAGCCGAATCGATCGGCAAATGCAGCCCAACTACTTACGTCATACGTTTTAATCAGCCAATAAAAGAGCGCGGTAAAACTCAAACCGGAGGTAATCTGCTTACCGCTTAGCAGGTTCGGCTCATGCACGATAAACTTGTACGGCTCAAGCGGGTGCAACTCCATACCGTAAGGATCACGAAGCGATAACACGCCCGTTTCTTTATCGTACGCGAACCAGCGGGGATCACGGAAGTAAAAGGTTTGCGGTTTCCACCGCGAGCCGGAAGACTCCCAGATAATTTCATTGACGCTAAAGCCTTTGCCTAAAGCGTCAAGCGTATTTTTAATTAAATCCATACAATCGGCGTGCTGCGCAACATCTTCACTGACGGCATCGGCGATTGCAAGGCTTTCTTTATCATCGCTTCCTGTTTGCACATACAGCCCCAGTCCTTCAACGGCGTGTTTACGGGTTGAAAGCACTGAACGGTAATGTGCATCGCGCTCTTCCAATTCTCCGGCAATCTCCAAATACTCCGCCGGAACGTCCCCTCGGCGCACCGTATCTAAAAGGGATGCCAGCTTCTCCGGGGTAAGCCCTGCAACTAAACCGCCTGACCATAAGTCGCGGTTAGAGTTGGCAACCGGCGTTGCCCGCTGTTCGGTTAAACCGTGCGTGTCTTTGCGTTCTTCATTGCTTCCGGCTTTGCCGGTTAATCGTCCCAGCCATCCCATGGATCAACTCCTTTTAGTCCAAATGTCGTTCTTGTTTTAACCGGCTCATACGCGTAGGGCTGATACCCTGCTTCATAGCTTTGCAGCGCTGCATAGTGAGCCATTACTTTTGCGATACACGCATCGCCGTGCCGTCTTGTTCTACTTGCGCCGGTGCGATCTGTAACAAGCGGCACTCCCTGTACGACTTTTACCACTGTAAAATCATCACGGATAAAAAGATCATCTGGCACGCTTGCCGTTTTTTCTTCAAACGCGCTTTTTAATTGGGGAAAATACTCGGCATACCATTTGCGAGAAAGCATCACTTGATACACATACCCCGGCCATTCCTGCGCGGCAAGTTCGGCAATCATTTGTCCGTTTCCCCGTGAGTCAAAGGCAGCGCCTTCCAAATTACTCACGGTATTTCCGACCAGCTGTATCAGCTGCCATTGTTGGGCAAACGGAATATTGCGCAGTTCAATGACGCAGAGTGTTTGAGAAACGCCCTCTTTGAGTATTTCATCAAGCCAGATAACGGTTAAGTCTCCGGAGCGGGCGAAGTCTTCGCCGATAACAACAGGGTTGCACGTGCCTTGTAAAACCGGCTTTATCTCTTTAAACCATTTTTGAATGGTACGCTCCCGCTTCCATTCGCTTTCAAATGTGAAGGTATCGCTTTCGGTAAACCGAAATACCGGCGCATCTTTTTTGACGCTGTCAATGAGGGAGCGCGGGAAATACTGCGTCCCGTTTGCACGCGGCACACAATATAATTCTTCATCCGCGCCATCGCCGTAATCTTTAATGAGCGAAGCAAGCCACGCCGCTTCTTTTTCCGCACTCCATACCTCTCCTTTAACTTCACAAATGCGTTTGTATAAGCCATCACTCAAGGCATCATCAATCGTGGTGCGGTGCAGGGAGTACTCTTTTTTCCCATCGTGAATCTCTTTAACTAAATCATTAAACGGATTATCTTCTCCGTCATGGGTGCTTAAAATAGCAACCGAGCCGCCCCACATCAAAAGCGCTAACGCTGCTTTTAACAGTTCTGATAAATCATCGCAGAATGCCGCCTCATCGATGACGACATGTCCCTGTTTTGAGCGAAGTGAGCGCGGTACGGACGGCAGTCCCCAAATCTCAAACCCTGAATCAAAGCGGATTTTGTAAACGGTAATGTCTTTATCTTCATCTTTGATCACCGTCTCTTCCATATCGGAACAGGCGATGTTCAAAAGCTTTGCCCAAAATGCGGCATCATTGACAAACTGCTGCGTCATCTCTTTTGCATACGAAAGATAGTAGCAGTTCATCCCGCCGTCAGTGCGTGAAAGCGCTGCCAGTAATACCGCATAGAGCGCTTCTACATACGAAGCTCCGATACGGCGGCTTTTTTCCCAGACCTTTACCTTTGCCGTGTCTTGGAGCCAGCGGCTTTGGTAGTCAAGCAAGATGTTTTTGCTTAATGCTTCCGAGATGGTCATGTTTGTATCCTAAACACTTCGGCAAGAATGGTTTCCATTGCCTCTTTACTCACGCCTTTTTTCTTCCCAACCGCTTCAACCTTTGCTGCCGTCTCTTTGAGGATGAGCTCTTTGATGGCATCTTCCCGCTCGGCATTGAGTTTTTCAGCGTGTTCCAATTCCTTTAATCCGCGGGAGACTTTAAAAATCACTTCGGTCATGAGCTTCGGATCGACATCTTTGCTTTCCTTTAATTCTTCCAGTTCACAGATAAGGTCAAAAGCGACAAGCCGTATCTGCTCATTTACTACTTTACCCAGTTTGTTCCGCGTGTCGCTGCCGTACTTTTCCAAATAGGCTTCCGCAACCTCGCGGGCTTGCCGGTTTTTTTCGGCAAATTTTTTCATTCTAAGTGCATAGCGGTTAAGTGAGCTTTTTGAGATCAGCGGCTCTCCCGCTTCCGCATTGATGGCATCAACGATTTCAAGCTGCGTTACATCCGGCCGGTTCAGCAGTTCGATCAGGCGCTTGCGTAACGGTTCTGGCAGCTTATCAACGGCGCTTTTCTGTCCCATCTTTTTCCCTCTTGTAAAGCACTTAATCCATGAAAGGAGGCTCAATGCCCTCTACTCGGCAATAGCCAAGTGCGACATCCAGCCCTGCGCGGGTAAGGTGAGCGAGCACTAAGGCTTTATCGGAAAGCCGCTCTGCCATAACAAAGCCGCGCACTTCAAGCCAGTTGATAAGCGTATTCACATCAGCAAGGCTGACCGTATGTCCGTATGTTTTTAAAAGCCGCTGGAGCATTTCGTTTGAAAGCATCCTGCTTGCGTCTTTTTCAAGTCCCTGCAAAATGATACTGCGTTGGTTCGGTAAAAATATATTTTCCATCTTCCTTAAATCTCCTTTCTGCACATTGTTTGTGTCGGCTATCTCCGCGGTGTGTTATTGATGAACCAGCCTTGAATCTGCTTTAAAATATTATTCATGCCTTTCATTTCCCCTTCGATATTACTGAGCCGCTGGCCGAGTCCATCGCTTACGGTCTTTTGAAGTTCCGCTACGACATCCTCAAGTTTTTCGATGCGCTCTTCCTGCTTTTTAATCTTTGCATCAGCAGAGTTTTGCACACCGGCTATTTTTGCTTCAACCTTCTTTTTATGATTTGCCCAAAGCCCGCCGAAAAATCCGGTCGTGGCTATGAAGCTGCCGATACAGGCAAGGATAAATTTGACTATTTCCATTTGTGCACCATTCAAGGCTATCTTAATTGCAGCGCAATTCCGATGCCGACTCCTCCTGCCAGTCCGATGCTTACCCCGCCTAAACTCCATAGCCACTTTTTGCGCCGTTCCGCTTTCAAAAGTGTTTCAAAGCCTTCCGCTTGTGTTTTCCAATACGCAACATCGGGTTTATATTCAAGGACGCCTTGTTTATAACCGGCGTTATATGCGTCCGTGATACTCTTTTCCGCTTCTTCAACGACAATATTAAGGAGTTCCTGAACTTCCAGCCCCGTGTAGTTTCTCGTTAAGTCGATGCTGAACTTCGAGCCGGAAGCGGTCGGTGATGGATTGCTTTTCTCGGCGTAAAGTGTCAGCACAAGCGGCAGCAGCAGCAAGATCGCTCGCAGGCGTTTGTTCAATTTCTTGTCTCGTGTGTTCTTTTGCAGCATGAGATTTCTCCTCTATTGTTTGCTCATCTTCTTTACTACGGCGGTTCAACAGGATAAACCCGATAACGGCAGCC